ATGGCTAAGAAAACTATTCCGCTATCCGACTCCAAATGCACCGGTGCAAAGCCGCAGGAAAAAGATTATTCCTTATACGATGGTCATGGGCTGATTCTATTCATTCGTAAAAGTGGCTCAAAAGTATGGCGATTTAAATATAAAAGAGCTAATGGTAAAGATGGCTTAATGACATTGGGTAACTTCCCTGCTTTAAGTTTAAAAGCAGCCAGAGATAAGCGCCGTGAATTGGAGACACTATTAGCCAATGGAATAGATCCAATTGAATACAGCGAAATACAAAAGGCTAAACTAGACAATAAATATAATTTTGAATCTATAGCTCGAGAATGGCATACAGCATATAAAAATACTGGACGCTGGGGAACTGAAACAGCAGAAAGAGCTCTTAAGAATATGGAAGAGTATGTTTTCCCAAAACTTGGGAAAAAACCTATTGATGCAATCAAGCCAAAAGAACTGATTCAAGTAATTAAAAGTATTGAAGACTTAGGTTATACCGAAGTTGTAAAAAAAACCCGGCAACGGCTAACAAGTATTTTTGCATTTGCAATGTCGAAAGGATTTATTGAAAGTAATCCAGCCTATGGTCTTCAAGATATTTTCATCCTTTCAAAGAAAACCAAACATCACCCTCAATTACCATTAGAAAGATTACCCGAGTTACAAGCTAAATTAGCTTCCGATACAGGTCATCCACTTACTCGACTATGTGTTGAATTTGCATTACATACTTTTGCTCGTTCAAGTGAGATTAGATTTGCAAGGTGGAAGGAATTTGATTTTGAGAATGCTATTTGGACCATTCCCCCAACTAGAGATTTTGTAGAAGGTTACAAATATTCTCATCGCGGTGCGAAAATGAAGGCACCTCATTTAATTCCTCTCTCGAACCAGGCACTAGCTATAATAAAAGAGATCTTTAAATACAGCGGACATACTCAGAATGTTTTTCCTAAAAACGGTGATCCGCATGGCTTTATGAGTGAATCAACTATCAATAAAACTCTACGCCGTCTTGGATATGATACAAACATTGAAGTTTGTGGCCATGGATTTAGGGGTATGGCCTGTGCTGCCCTAATTCAAAGTAAACTTTTCCAGAAAGATGCTGTTGAAAAGCAAATGAGTCACCAAGAGCGCAATAATGTACGACTTGCATATACCCATAAAGCAGAGTTCTTAGAAGAAAGGAAAACAATGCTCAATTGGTGGAGTAGTTATTTAGATGCGACTAAAGAAACAAGTATTAGTCCATATGATTATACAGCACAGATTTTAGGTGAAGAGATCATACAATTTAAGTATGCAAAATTGATGAAATAATCAATTTTAACAGTTTGCTAAGCCTAGGTTAGCTCCCGAAAGTCGGATACCCAATCCGATTGGCTTAGCTCCTAACTGGGTATGCCGTGGGAGGCAAAATGAAGAATTTCTATACTTTAGAAGAGGTGTTATCTGCCTCAGATGAGCCATTATCTCTCTTAGATATTATTGATTATTGTCGAAGAAGCATGCTGCATCCGTGTGTATATCTTGATGGTAATTTAGTCTGTATAGAGGAAACTCGCGAACACCATAGTGAAGATAAAAGAGATTATCCTGTACATGTAGCGGAGGCTAAATGGCACGTACCATTTCAAGGATATGTTTTTAGTCAGGATCTGATTGAGCAATTACGATCAAAAAACCAAACTTTTAATCTATTAAAAATTGATCAAATTATATCTCAATATTCTGAAATACCACTTAATGAACCAGAACTTAACCAATCTCTTCACGTATATGAGCGTAGGTATGATGATGACGTTAAGGATTTTTTTTGGATTAGGGATATGAAGGATGAGGAATACAAAGGAATTGAATATTCTAAAAAAGAGATAGTGTTTCATATTGAAGAGTTAAAAAGAATAAATTTTAATGATCCTGATAAAAGAAAGTTTGACGCCTTACGGCGTGAATACAATCATGAAGAATATAAACATCTACTATACTCAAAACCATCATTCTCAATTCATGAAGCAGCTTCAATTGTTTCTATGAATAATCCACTATTCGTAGAAGTTTATCGAGATCAACAGAATTTCGTTAAATACTTTCAGCATTATTTACATTCTTATAATTTAATTAGCTCATGGTATAAAGATGGCATTTTAGGTGAATCAGAAATGATCCCTGCTGAATTATTAAAAGAGACTCTTAAGAAAAACAAAATTCTTATCCAGAGTTTTAATGCGCATCTAATAATAATGGAAGAAGGTAATCTCACTGTCGAGCACAAAAGAATTAATGAGCAAAATGAAGAAATAGAAAGACTGAGAGAAACTATTAAAAACTTAAATACACAAATTGAGCAATTACAGTCGGAACAATCATTAGAGCCAGTAAAGTCATATAACCTACTAGATTTAATTCTAGACAGCACTGACAATGAAAGATACGCGCCTGATCTAGCTTATGCTATTCAATTATGGGAATCAGTTTATGTTACTAATCCCAAATCAGGCAAGCATAGTAATAAAGCAAATATTTGGATCAAAAATAATACACCCTATTCCGGCGATCGAGATGATACGTATACGCGCAGACTACGAGATATAACATCACCGTTAATTGGATGGCATGATGATAGAAAAAAATTATTAATCAATAATTAACTAAGCTATTGAATTTTAAAACCTTAAAACTACGTACGTAAAATTACGTCCGTAGTTTTTTGCATTTACGTGCTATGCGTCCGTACGATCGAAACTGTTTAGATACAACCATGTTCTTGCAAACTTGGTTATCAACATGGTTCAAACAAAACCAATCCGAATTCAATTTGGTACTGCTTGTCAGCTACTTGATGTAACACGTGAGTCCCTTCGACACACTATACGCAAAGATCCTACATTTCCACGACCGATGAAAATGGGTACATCAAAACAAGCGCCCGTATTCTTCGACTATGCAGAATTGGTTGAATGGCATAACAGCAAGAAAACTGCTGCTTCAGAAATGGAGGCATAGTGATGTTTATACCATATCGATCTAATTCAGAACTCAACCTCATGTCTAGTAAAGAATTACTAGAACTAATTAATCATGTTCGTCATGGCGTAGGAGAGCCTCTACTTCGCCTGAACAGTTTCAATGCAAAAATTGAAGATGAACTTGATGGAGAGAACTACACAAAAAATGTAGTTCAAAATTTCAACAACACGGAGTCAATTGTATTTCAACTCACTCTTGATCAATGCATGCTGATCGGTATGCGTGAATCAAAAGCCGTTCGTAAAAATGTTTTAGCTGCATTAAAGCAAAAACAAACACCCCTCTTACCTCAATCTTTCTCTGAAGCACTTCAGTTAGCAGCAGATCAGGCACGAAAAATTGAAGAAGACAAACCTAAAGTTGAGTACTACGAAAAAATTGTAGTTCGTGACACTTTACTCAATGCGACTCAAGTAGCTCAGAAAATTGGTTTATCCGCTATAGCCTTAAATAAACTTTTGGACTCTCTAAAAGTTTATAGCCACGGCGTAAAGCGTGCACGTGTATTTCAACAATGGTTTATCGATAAAGGGTTTGGCGAATTAAAACAAACTGATCTGGGTTACTCACAACCAATGTTTACGACGAAAGGCGAAGCTTGGGTAATTCAAAAATTAGTAAGTGAAGGGGTTATTTCATGAAATATTCACCTATTTTTAACTTCGCCCTTTTCAAATTAATTTTATTGATTTATATTAAGTCTGTCTGGTGCAAAATCACTAGATTAGCTTTGGTCGGCTATAATTACACAAGCGCATACAGTCCGCTTCGGGCTTTTTTTATGCGTAAAATCTCTATGCTTCCGCATTCCTATGGTGAAGCTGGAGAGGGACATCTTCGGATGTGCGGGTCTCTTGTGTACCTGTCGACCAACCCTTTTCAGCTTTGCCACCCTCACTTGGTCGTGACTGGTAAAGCTCCGAAACAAACACAAGGAGCGCATTCATCATGAACGCTAAAGTACAAATTCAATTACAAGAGCAATTAGTCCCTTTCTATACCGCTACTAATTTATTAAATGCTTATGCACTTGCATATGAAGTAGCAACTCAACTTCGCACTTTAATCAATCAAATAGGTAAAGCTGCAACCTTCGTTAAAACATATGCTGAAGAACGTAGTTTCGATAATTCAATCTTCACAGAGATTGAAAATTTAATTGCAATATCTCTTCAACTTTCCAACTCTCATGCTGATATTTGTAGCGCTGAAATAAATAGACATCGTCAAGCACCATATGATCAATACGACGCTGGCGATCTATTTGGAGCTTACTCACTTGCTCAAGAAAATACATCCTGGCTAGAAACTTTAATTTCTCAAATTAAAATCGAAGTTGAATTGAGTAAAGAGACAGTAAAGGATGTTATTCACAGCGCTGTCTTTGCACCCCTTGAGCATTTAATTAATATTGCTGAGTATTTAGCTGAAACTAATGTTGGAACTTTTTCTACTGAAAGTGAAAAGTATGAAGCTGAATGGGAGACATCTAAAAATGGATAAATCCCAAGTTCCAGTTAATAAAGATTCAGTTCAGCCAACTACAGAGCCGAAACAAAATTCACAATCTTCTACATATGTAGAATCTGTCCGTATAACGCCAGATCGACTCATTAATGCCATGATCAATAATATTCGGCAAGGAGGATCTGATGAGCATTGATGCAATTCGGTGGTCATGGACAGCTTCTGTTAAAACCTCTGCCCAACGCCTGGTTCTGCTTTCACTAGCAGACCGGGCTGGTGAAGAACATACCGCATGGCCTAGTATTGATCGCCTAGCTGCTGATACTATGCTAGACAAAAAGACAGTTCAAAAAGTTATATTAGAGTTAATCAACTTGGGCCTAGTTGAAGATACAGGTGAACGCACGGGACCTACCAGACGTGTTCGCGTTCTCAAGCTCAACGGCGTAAAGGGTCGCGAGGAATACACTCAAATTCAGAATGATTCTAATACACCCAAAAACGGGAATATTAAACAACCCCAAAAATGGAATGATTCCAAAAATGGTAATGATCCCGAAAATGGTGCTTTGAATAATCCCAAAAACGGGGTGCAGAATCTATCAGGGAATCTACCAATGAATCTCTCTCAAGAGCATGACTGGATTCCTGATGTAGATCAGTTGATAACAAAGATAAAGATGGCAGGTCATGGCAACAATATAGACCTAATCTTTGGCCTACCTAGTTTCGAATTTGAGCTGAGTGCATTCAACTCTTACTTTGAGAACAGTGGATTATCTGATAGCAAAAAGCTTCATAAGTTCACGGCTTGGATCGTAGATAAGTTTGAACGCTATAAAAAGCAAAATCCTGAATATGGCATTCATCCTTCTTTGGAAACTGAACAGCAAGCTATTACTGCTCGGCCATTTATCAATTTGCCGACTAAGCCTAAAAGCTTATTAGGAGATGCTCAATGAATACATCAATCCACAACTTACAAATTGAGCAAGCTGTTCTGGCAGCATTGATGACTGTAGCAAATTCATATAATCAGGTTGAAAGCTTGCTAACTGAAGAAGATTTTCATGCTACACGCCACAAAATAATTTTTAGCGCCATAGTTGATCTGGATTCAAAAAATTCGCCTTATGATGCCGTATTGGTAAACCAATGGCTAGAAATGCATGGATACTCAGAAGCTGCTGGTGGTGAGCAATACATCATGCAGCTTCTAGGTGATGCACCTTCAAGCTTTTATAACCTGATGTCGTATGCTGAGAAACTAAAAGATCTTACGACTTGCCGCAAAGTTGAAGCACAAGCCCATAAGGTCATTCAAAGTGCCCGTAGTTTGACCGTAAGTCGTGGTGATTTAGTTTTGAATGCACAGACAGCCTTTGCGGAAATAAGTACAGAACAAGGTAGTGAAAACCTTTTCCATATTCATGATGCCGCAAACAATACGTTTGTTGAGATGCACCGAAAAATGGAAGCTGCGATTGCTGGCAAAACACTAATTAATGGTATTCAGACTGGGATATATGACCTTGATAAAAAGCTTGGTGATGTTGAGCCCGGTTGCCTAATGGTAGTGGCTGCACGTCCAGCAATGGGTAAAACAACGATGCTTCAACTCATTGCAAATCATGTAGCAGTCATTCAGAAAAAGCCTACCCTTATCATGTCTGGTGAGATGCCAAAAGAACAAATTGCTATGCGTCTCTGCTGTGCCATTGCACCAGCTGATATTGGGATAGTACGCAACTCCCCTCACCTTTTGCCTAAAGACGAATTTACGGCGTATACCAATGCTGTTGTAATGCTTCAAAATGTACCGATGTATATCAATGATACGTCTCGCCCCTCGATAGCGAATATTAGGGAATCTATCCGTAAAGTAAAACATCAGTACGGTGCCGTTGGTGTGGTGCTGGTGGATTACCTTCAGATCATGAAGACTACAAAACAGTTTGCCCGAGAAGATTTAAAGATTGCCTACTTCACTGGTGAACTTAAAGCCATGGCCAAAGAGTTTGATTGCGTCATAGTCCTATTATCTCAGCTCAACCGTGAACTAGAGAAGCGTCCAAACAAACGCCCAATGCTGTCAGATCTACGTGAATCCGGTGCAATTGAACAGGATGCAGACCAGATCGTTTTCTTATACCGAGATGAGATCTATAACAAGGAATCTCAATATCGAGGTATTGCTGAGGCCATAGTAGGGAAAAATCGCCACGGCGAACCGGGTACTGCATACATGTATGCTCAATTGAAGTACTGCCAATTTACTAATTTAGATCATGAAGCACTTAATCAAATCCAAGGAGCAACAATATGATGTTTGTGGATAACAGTTGTATAGACTCGACTGTATTTAAGAAATCACCTGCTGAAAGATTTAAAAATCTTAAAACCCAAAAAAAAGTAAAAGAGTTCTTCATTAAGCGCCGAGGATATAAGCGCCCAGACTTCAACAGAATGATTGTAGATTTGCGCAACCTTGGATGGTCACATGAGAAAATAGCCTTTGTATTACCAATATCAGGTGCATCTACTGTTAGCGAATGGGCACGTGGTGGAGTACCTAACTATGAAAATGGTGAAGCATTTATTGAACTTTGGAAGAATGAAACTGGGATTGATAGATTCCCACGCGAAGGTGAATGGCAAACATATAAATACGATATTGGTCAATTAGGGTTACTTTAAATATCATTTAAAAGCCCTAAATAGGGCTTTTAAAAATGTTAGTAAGTAAGTAGTCATTATCCAGTATTTTTATCGTGTAACAGACAGTAGACTATCATGTAACACACTTTTTTTATCGTGTAACACCTCAAACAATTATCATGTAACACCCTTAAATTGTCCATTTTTTATCGTGTAACAGTAGATTTTCATATTTTTTGATCAAACTAATACGTATTACTTAGCAACAATTTTCATAGGTTGAAAATCATCAATCATTACTTGCTTCGTTTTCAATAAGTCCTGACGTTTACCATCAACAACTAATACTGCACGCTTGACATGAATTGTCCAAGTACGATCTGCCTCACACATATCTTCAGACTCTATAAATACTTTACCAAATGCTTTACCAGAAAGGTTCTGAACATCATCATAAGTAATGATATCTACAGAGGTTCCTTTTATTTTCCCCGCTTTATCCTTTGCCACAAGATCCAGATAAAGCTTGTCATTGTTTCCAAGAAAATCTTGAATCGTTATATCTACCACGGCGGAACAGATTCCTGAATTTACATAGCCGGTCTTGGCGTGCTGCAAAGTAATTGGAGTCGCTAAAACTACTGAACTAATAAAAGATAATAGTGAACAGATTAATATTTTTTTCATAATTGAAAAGTTACCTTGTATTAAAGCCATAAAGGAATCTAAGTTATATCAATCAATTTTGGAGATAATTTTCTATTATTATCCAGCTTTTCTTCTTACCATCATAAATAGGCTGTAACTTTGCAACAGTTACGTAATGCCAAAAGCCATGACGTTCATTATGAATTGGTAGAACAATTACAAAGTCACCCTTTTTAAATTCAGCTTTTATATTTCCACATGGTGCACTTACTTCTTGGAATCCATCTTGAGTAATAATATTTACTTGTACATCCACTGCAGAGCGCCCTAAATCTCCCATAACGGATTCTTGAAGTGTTCTTTCTATTGAAGCATTCTCAAGAACAAATCCGTGGATAGGTTGATTATGCTTGATTTGAGAGCTATATTTTCTACGAATAAATGCCGTTAAATCTTTTGGTGTATCGAAAATCAAAACTTGTTTGCTTTTAACCTTATGGACAATAAATATAATAACTATTAAAACTAAAAAGACTGCGGCTAATAAGATGTATAACATTTAAATCTCTTTTTTAATATCTATCTAAAGTGACTCATATACCAACTATAGCTGAAATTAAAATATGCAAGACACCTTTTATTTTAATGAAATTACTGCACTACCCTCTCAAAGTCAGGTGCTCTAATATCATTAACGTCATCACCCCAGAAACGCTCACGATCTTGTTGACGTTCTGCTTTCCGTAAAGCCTTCTCACGATACCCGGGTGCAATGGTGTCTTGCATCTCATCAAATACCATGCGGTTTATGGCTGCTTTTGTATACCATAAATTTTGCGCTGGAACTTTACCTTTCACAAACCTAAAGGCTTCATTGCCGAAATTGGTGTTCTTGCCTTCATTGTATTGTGTTATGTTGCCAACAGTCAGGCTTAATAGTGACTCAAAATCACTTCCTAGTGGACCAGCTACAAATGAGTGTGCATCTCGCCCCGAAGTATCAGTACCAGCAACTAAAATATCGCCTAAGAATGATAACCCGCCACCCTGTACGGCAGACCTAATAAAGAAGTTACTTGCTTTTTTAGGGTTGTCACTATCCCACATGGTTTGGGGGTCATTACCGTTAAGCAACTCTTTTAATTGAACTACCAACCCGCCAAGTAATGTAGTCATCACAAATAATGGAATTGCATATGCCGCCTTACCTTTTAAGCCTTCTTGGGCCATTGTGCGGCTCCCATGACGCATTAAGAATGCAGCAGAGAACGATTTAAACTGCACAATCCCTCTAAAGATCTCACCTGTAATCGTTCCTCTAGCACCTACATTTATTAGAGTCTTTTCACGAAGCCCTGCTTCAATTACTGCCATGCCCTGCTCATCTAGTAAATGTGCTTGAAGTTGTGAGGCCACCTGATCTTTAACTTGTTTAGGGTCACCAAACGCTACTAACTTTTCATCGGGAATTTCATAGATAGAACGCGCTGACATGAGTTGATTACCTTTGCGGTCCACGACTGGTTCAGCCAATTGGAAAACCTGCCATGCTCGCTCATCTAAGCCCGTATTTGAAAGTAATTCACGGTCTTGTACATCTAGGTCATTCCAAGCTTTAGAACGGCTTAAGCGGCCGTATTTCTCCATAAGGAGTTTAGTGAACCCAACTTTTGATGCTGCTGTAAGTGCATTTAGAAAAGATGCTCGCATAACCTGAGTCGCTATCCCACTAGAGATACGAGCCAGTTTTGCAGTCATGCCATGCGTGGAAGTCAATCCATCATCTGACCATCGAGCAATCGATCCCAACATTTCCTCAGTCGCTAATCCTAAACTATGCGCTAGTTCCCGATCTGCTTTATTGGCTGGGTTAAGTTGTCTAATCAACTCTCCAAAAGCCTTACGATATGAAAGACCATGCACATGAGCTGTTTTAGCAATGGTTGCCTGATCAGTAGTCGATGCGATGGTAGTTCCTCCAAGCATAGAGAAAATATTCATTGAGCGATATGAAGTACCTAAATTTGCAAGAACTTGCGACTGTGGCGAGTTACCACCACTGAACTCATCAAACATAGTTTCAATCCGCTTGCGACTACTTTTGGTTTTATTCTCATCAATTCCCTTTTCCCAATCTTTTTTTGCAGCAGCATCCATCAAAATTTTTAAAGCGGTTTTCGGGTTACTTCCAAGGTTTTCGACCAATGCAATATCTTTTGATAAGCCTTTGATATGAGCATTTACCAAGTCTACAAACTGCATGCTGCCATATTTATTCTGATATCTTAACCATGCATCAGCATCCTTAAAATGTAAGATTCGACTTTCAGAATGTCGGTTAGTTACTTTTGAAGTTCCAGCACCTGTTGCTTGTTTACCAACCTCAATCTTGTTTGCACCATCACTAGATAACGTATCATATGCATATTCAAGCAATGAACGTATTTCTTGCTGTGAGTAGTAATCGCCGTTCTCATGCACAAACATTCTAGTATCTTGATCTGGAAGCACATCACTTACCCATTGCTCCTTCCCAGCCTTAGCAATTTTTTCTAGACCATGAGTCTGAGGCACAACCCAATTTTCTAGTCTTCCAATGTCACCACCGTTGCGGTTGAATCGCTCGCGCATGTCTTCAAAAACTTCACCCATCTTGTCACTGATCTTTTTTGCTAATGCATCACCAGTGTTTTCACCAAAACGCTCTCGGATGATATTTCTTACTAGCTTCGGATCTGTGTAAACCCCCAAGCCTCCTTTAATATTGGTATAGAATTCTGTTAAACGTCCTTCATAGATTGATGATATTGCACGAGCCAGAGAATCAACTGATGTGATACCTGACATATCACCATGCGCGGCAACCATACGATCAATTACTTCCATTGATGAGAGCTTAGGGTGATCAAGCTTAGTGAAATTTTTTGACTGTGTAAGAATGTTATTCGCAGCAATTTTATGTTTGCGTTTTAATTGTTCTTGAATGTCAATTGCAACTTGCTTAGATGCTTCTGTGATTTTTTCAGAGTCAGAAAGATTGCGCCATTTATTAATATCTTTGCGTGCAAGATTGCGCATCGTTTCATTAATACGTGCTTCAATATCTGTTGCTTCTTGTGCTGTAAGGGATTGCTTGCCAAGTGCTTTAGCTACCGCTTGTTTGCATTGTTCTTTCATTTTCATATTCCTATTTTCTAAAACTTGGAACAACACCAACGTTATCCACCCAATATTATTAATTTAGAACGATATTCATATTCAAAAAATGGGTAAATTCCGAAACAAAAAAGGAGGTTTTAAAGCCTCCTATTTACTCATTTATATAAAATCAAAAATTCATAGTGTTCAATGAATTCTCCTATTAACGGGATCTCCCTTACTTATACGTTCTAAAATTTGTTTTACAGAGTCCACTTTCTTTAAAATTAAATTTATTTCAAAACCAAACGAATTCTTGTTCAATAGACGCTTATATTTATTCTCAGGATCGAGATAATACCCCGTAATAATTAAAGCATTCGATATATTGTTGATCCAAGCTAATGCTGTCCTTAAAGAGGAGTAATATATATCTTTTGGCTTCGCCATAATTAATAGCAACTGATTTAATTCTTCAAGGTCATTTACTATAACTAATAACTGATGAATAAATTGCTTCTGAAAAAGCTGATTAGAATCTAGATAACGAATATCTTCCTGAAATTTTTTCAATTTTTCTGGAGTGCTTTTACATAGATCAATAGCCCGGTTAATATTGGTTCCTGTAATCGGTTCAAAAAACTTCTTTTTAGATCCCATGTGTAATCCTCCTAAGCTATAAGGTAACGATTAATTCGAGGTATTTCTTTTTCTGTTTTATTAGTCAAATGCATCCAAAGTTCAACAAAGGCAGCGCCGTTGTCATATTTCATGACACTTCCACAGATCCATTCTCTGACTGAGGAAGCCCCTGATATTGGTAATACAAAGGCTATTTTCTCAAGTGTCCACCCCAGATTTTTCAAATCTACAATCATTCTGTTGAGGTCTGGAGCTAAATAGTTTAGCAATCTCTTATTAAAAAAAAGATTTTTAGGTGTGGAGAAGCAGCATAACTCAGCAAATATATTCATAGTTCAGCCCTATCAATTTATCTAATTAGGACTTGGATTAGGTCCACAAAAAATGGGTATATTTTCAATAAAACGCGCGCGCGCGCGAGGGAGACCCTAAAACACCCTATTTATCTTACTTTTCCTATCCGTAAAAACCCCAATTCTGGTCAACAAATCCCAAACCCAATCACCCCATCGATAAATGCTTTATTTGGCTCCTTAAGCTCTTAATAATTATTCATGTACCTTGATTCATTTTTCTTTAAAAAAGCTAACAGAACTCAAACCAGTGAGAAATTGAGCTATTTTTTAATTGGTTTTTGAGAAGGAACAATTCAAATCTATTTATTTATATTATTTTGACTATCTCAAATGCTGTAATTTATTGAGCCAATATCTCGTTTAGAGTGAATGATCGATTCTATGATTGATTCATTGATAGGTTCTGCATCCCAAAAACGGGTACATTCAAAACCCCAAAAACGGGTATATTCAAAACCCCAATTTTGGGAATATTACCGTTTTCGGAATCATCTCATTATTGGGTGCATTATCCATGCAGAATAGCCAGGCCAAGATCATCTACAAAATAACTCGAATTATCCACTTCAAATTATCTTGACCTATGCCATGTTTCAGCAGTTAAAAAAGCATTTTAAAGTGCCCAAATAGCGTGGACAGATATTGTGATTAAATCACTGTCATTTTTATATTTTTAATTAAGACAAATGACCTATAACAGACATACGGATTTTGATGTGGTAACAAGAAATGGCTATTACAGATTTTGATGTGGTAACAAGAAATGGCTATTACAGATTTTGATGTGGTAACAGCATTTTTTTGATGTAGTAACATAGTCTGCGTATACAAAACAACCAAAGTATGGACATTCAACATATGCACATAATTTTATGATTTATCCGCAAAAACTATAAAACATTAATGCCTATTGTATAAAGCTTTGATAGTGTTTTCGGGCCTTTGTGATGTCAAAATTTGTCATGGTTTAATAATTTTTTTATCAATAGAGCTTAGTTTTCGTAACATTATTAGGGGTATTTTTATTGCTCCCTCCCAAATAAAAAGGTAAGTCTATTTAGAATAAAAACTAACCTTCCAAATACCTATGAATATTGATAGACGAGTTCGAGCAAAAGAATTTATGAATCTTCTTGCTGTGGGTCGAACCAAATTTTATAGCTTGCTCAAGGATGGTCATATTCCTGAGCCGGTTAGAGTTACAGAAAAAGATGTTTTCTGGTATGAGTCAGTTGTAAAAAAAGCAGTAGAAAAGTTTAAAGATAATTCCGAGTAGCCCCATTATGTTTAAGCAAAAATATATCATTACCGTAGAGTCCGAAACACCGCCCCAAATTTGCTTAGGAGATTCAATATACGGCGCCACGGTTATTTCCTTAGAAATAGAGCAATATCCCGATCTCGTAGATCTGGCCTGGCTCACTAAACGCTTTCCAATGTCTAGACAAACTCTAGCAGCCAAACTTGAAATTCTTAATTTAGGTGGACCGCGCAAGAAACTTTATGATCCCAATGTTGTTATCCCCTTCCTTAAAATGGATATAAAAAATAGAAGAGGTAGGCCTAGGAAAAATTAATTTATCTTAAAATACAACTTGCCTAAATATAGTTGTTGGAAAACACGTCAATAAGCGTTATAAAGCATTGCTAATAAAGAAAATACTGGGGGGTATATGTCTTATATAATTAAACTGATCTCAGAAAACTGCTACATCATTCCTGATGATGAAGGTTGGCTGACCACTACTGAATCGCAAAAAGAAGCAATTGAATTAGGCTTATTTGATGACTTTGAATCAGCAGATGAAACAGCTCAAGGCTTTAGTGGCGGGATGACCAGAGGGGTTGATTATATAATTCAAACTATCTCCACCGATCCTTATCATGTAGTAGAAATCATTATTCCTGAAGAAATTGCTCCAAAACTAAAAGACATCAATAGATTTATCAAGAATGGTAATGCACACGTATTCCTTACTAATGTGACAACTGCAAATGATGCTATGGATGGATTTACCCGCTACGGTGTTTCAACTGGCACAAATGCAGTCCTTTATAAAGCTGATCAATACGAAGCTCGTAAAGAAGCAATTTCACAATACCTAAATGATCGCTTTGGGATTCAATGGGAAATTAAGCTATTACCAGTACAGCATTAAAAAGATGACATTTTGCTCATTAAGCAGAACAAACTTCGCACCGCCACCGCAGTGTTTTTACCCTTCCAATCTCAGTTGGGTTTTTAAACTGAACAAACCAACGCATATTAGGACAAAAGGCGAAATACATGAACAATGTTCAAAAATTTGTTATTAACAACGAAGACCAGGCCATTGAATTGCTTGATGCGATATTGAATAATAAAATTAACACTGATCACGTAAATTTAGAGTTTGATGGCTGGCCAACCTATCACATGCATGTTGAAGGTGAAAAGTATCATCAAACAATCACACCTTCAATTATGAATGGTTTTTTGGATCTTCAATCAGGTATTTATAAATCATATGCTCTGATTAAATATGATACTGAAGCTACGCAATGTTTAACTAAAGCTGAACGTCAAGATTTAGAAATAGAAGTAAAGGTTGAAGATGGCTCTTCGTCATTTGATATTAATTTAACCGAAATTGGTCTTAAACTTGTAGAGAGTACCGCTGGTAAAATGAGCCCAACGCAAGCTGTTGTTATAATTCTATCTTGCTTAGTTTTATACTTTGGGAAAAATTTTCTTCAGCAAATTCTAACTGCAAAAAAAGAAGCTCGTGAAGCGGAATTAGATCAACAAAAAAATGCAGATGATCGAAAAGAGCGACTCGAAACAATTAAAATTCTCACCGAGCAGAATGAAAAATTTGTAGAAGTAATGGCTAAAGCCAATCAATTTGATTCACGTATACAAAAAATGAAACAACATGCTGCAGAAACTAATGCTTCTATTTTAAAAAGCGTACAAGATGCGGACCAAGCCGAAATTCAAAATGCTGTTTCAATACCAGGTGATGTAGCAAAAGAGCTTTCTATTACCCCAAAATCTAGATGGGAGCCAATTCGGATTGACGATTGGTATCGAGTACTTGAAGTTGATTCATCGAATGCAGCCAGCCGAAAGATTCGATTACAAAGAGTTTCGGATAATAAAGAATTGATGAGTGTTTTAGAAAACGATTCTCTTGACCAGAAGAATTTACAGCTCATTCAACAAGCCGAATGGAAATATGCAAAAATATTCTTAAAAATTCAAACTCTAACCCTAAATGGAAGATATAAAGAATCTAGAATTATTGGTGCTGAGAATATCGATGAAACCGAAGATGAATAATTCGTGATTATCCAACCCACTATTTTAGTGGGTTTTCTATTATAATTCAAAAATTAAATACCAAACCAACCACTATATCTACTTATCAACTCTCGCTAAGTGAATACCTTCTAGCAGTCCAAGGTGTTATCAAATTAGCTTTGAATAAGACATTCAGAGAATAATGCTATCTTTTTATACTTCTTTCTTCATATGAAATTTGTGGAGCTGGAACTTCTGGAGGAGCTGGTGGTCGTGGGTTATTCTGATTACTCATATTATTACCTTTGTTTAACTGGATGATCATATTTAATCTCTTTCTCACCAATGCTTGGCGCTGGGACAATTGGTGGTACTGGAGGTTTTGGAGCAGAAGTAGTCATTAGTTTTCAAAACTTATTAATCAAAAATACTATTACAAATGCAATGAAGATCAATGAACTCCACTTGATTTCATCAAAAGCCTTTTTTAAAAAAGCAGCTTTTTCCATATTTACTCTTTTATAGCTTTCAATAATTTGATCTAAACGATCTGCTGTACCAATATACACAGTTTCCTTTATATTTTCTAAAAAATACGGCTTCATCCCCTCTTTCGGCAAATCTCCAAGCTTATTTATTTTTATACACAGAAATAACCATCTTAATACTGGTGAAATTGCAATCACAAACATAATCAGTAGAACTAAAGATGAGTAATACCATAGACCTTTTTCAGATACAGGAAGAGTCAAATAATCACGCAGAAAAATTGATGCCATGGTAAGAATTAAAGTTACAAAAGTTAAATACTTAGTTGCCTTATTCTCTAAATCTTTATAGTCATCACGTAACATATCTAAATGATACTTTTTATATTCGTATAAAAATTTAAATTTATCGGAATCATAATTTGGTTCTGATTGTTTTTTTATCTCTACATCCACCTAACAACTCCCACAAATTCCATGATCTTATTCATTAAGCTTAAAGCATAATTCAAAACTATTACTTATCCACAATCAACCCAATATTACCTTCAATTTGAAACCCTATTTAAGACTCATACCTAATGGCATTTCACATATACGAAGTACTTTAGAAAATAAGGATACAAATAGGGATACAAATAAAATACATAAACATTAAAACCCAATATACAAAAGAACTTTAGATCAAAGTTCGAGTCCCGCAGGGCGCACATATAATCTACCAAATAGATATGCTAGTAATGATTATAGAAAAGGATCAATTAAAGTATACACATAGAACAAAGAGCTAAAAAGAATTACACACCATCTTCTATAAACCTCGCCTGTACTACTATTAACATCTATAGCAAATACAAAGGTAAAAGTTCCATTAAACCAAGCATATAAGCAAAAAAAAGTTGATGAAAATATAACTAAAACAGAAGATATAGACAAAACTTCCTTAATATATTGTACAAATATTCCAAGAGTAGAAATTAATGTATATACCGAAAATATTAGGAATTTATATCTTGTATATATTAAAAGATAAGTATCTTTCACTTCCTACCTCTTATCCTTTTATTAAATTATTCTTGTAGAAAAAGATAATAGATAAGGAGTATTAATTATACCTTCTATAAATTTTTCAATATTCCTTAAATTTACTTTTGGCAATACAACCATATTTTCATAAAAAAAATATTGATTTGATCTCAAATCATCTTCAATAGTTTGTTTCAATCTAATAGGATCATAAAAATTAAATGTATATAGTTTATCAAATATCTGTATATCCACCTCAAGACATCCCTTCAACTCAATTTCCCAAGCATATTCACAAAAGTCATCAGATAAATTTATAATATAATTTTTCATACAGTTCCTTTAATATTAAAATACTCTTAAGACACTGTTCCAATTTTAAACTTTCATATATAAATTTAATCACAGTAATTTAGATTTAAAAGCCATTTTTTAGTTTCCAAGAGATCTTTTTGAATCTTTCTTTGATCATTTAAATATCTATTATCTATAAAATATTTAACTTGACATAAATTCTTTTTATCATAAAGAGTTAAATCTTTTTCTGATATCCTCCTCATATCTTGCGCAACAAGCAATAAAGGAATATATATATCCACATTTTCATATTTTTGTAACTCTTTAATTATATAGACATAATTAGTTAGATTTACAACAGTTGATGCATTAAAACCTTGCTGAAAATAATACTCCTTATTAATTTCTACAGCTCTACAACCACTAAGAAAAACAATCAAACATACTAAAAAAGGCCTCAT